ATTAAGAGAAAAAAATTAGCACTTAAAGAGCAAGTTGCTAGTGCTAAGTCCCACTTAGATGGATTAAAATCTAAGTACTATGAAGAAATCAAAGCAGGTTCTAAGTTAACTAGTGAACAACAGAAAGCTGTAGATTTTTTCAATCGTTACAATAAAGAGTCAGATGAGAAGAGTAAAATAGCAGAAAGGCAAAAATTAACATTTAACAAAAAAACTAATGAGGTTTTTTCCAATGAGTTCAAAGGTTTTGAATATAAAGTGGGAGATAAAAGATATAGATTTAATGTTAAAGAAGCTGATAAAGTAAAACAAACTCAAAGCGACATCAATAATTTTGTTAGAAAGTTTCTAAATGAAAATAATGAGATGGTAGATGCTAAGGGTTATCATAAATCTTTATTTACAGCTATGAACTCAGACGCTATAGCTAATCATTTTTATGAGCAAGGCAAAGCAGATGCAATAAAAGAAAGTGTTGCACGAGCTAAAAATATAGACATGAACCCGCGACAAGGTCATGAAGGTTTTGTCGATGCCGGCGGTATAAAAGTGAGAGCGCTAACTGGTGATAACTCTTCTGATTTTAAGTTTAAAATTAAAAAGTAGTTTAACATTAAAACAATAATAAAATGGCAGCAGCAGCAGTAAGCGACGGCAGTAATTTAAATTCAGTACCTGCCCCGGTAAAGCAAACGCTTAGTTCAGCGTATATCGATTTTACAGCTTCTGGCACAGCAGGATGGGCACAACAGTATTTGCCTGATCTAATGGAGCAAGAAGCAGCAGTATTCGGTAAAAGGACTATTTCAGGTTTTTTAAATCAAGTCGGGGCTGAAGAGCCTATGACTTCTGATCAAGTTATTTGGTCTGAGCAAGGAAGATTACATATTAACCTTGCGGCTACAGTAACTACAGCATCAAGTGGATTAATTACATTTGGTACAGCTCACGAGTTAAGAGTTGGTGATACTATTATAGTACATGAAACAGGTGGCGGTAACTCTTTATTAAAGTGTTATGTGTCAGCAGTTGGAAGTGCAACTACTATCACTGCATTACCTTATACTCAAGCAGCTTTAAATACTGGTTCTTTGTTTGCAGACAGTGATGCAGTAACTGTATTTGTTTATGGTTCTGAATTTGCTAAAGGAACAAGCGGACGTAGTGATGTGATTGCACCAAGCTTTAAGTCTTTTACTAACAAGCCAATCATCATTAAAGACAAGTATGAGATTTCAGGATCTGATGCTTCTCAAATTGGTTGGGTTGAAGTAACTGGAGAGTCTGGACAATCAGGTTATTTATGGTATTTGAAAGCTGAAGGAGATACTCGATCTAGATTCACTGATTATTTAGAAATGGCCTGTGTTGAAGGTGAAAAGAAAGTAGCTTCAGCTAATGGATCAGTTCCAGATGGTACTGAAGGTATGTTTGCAGCAATCACTGACCGAGGTCATTTTTCTGCAGGTATCATTGGAACATCTGCTTCAGATGATTTAGGATCTTTTGATAATATTCTAAAGAAGTTTGACGCACAAGGAGCTATTGAAGAAAATATGATCTATGTTAATAGAAGCGCTTCATTAGCAATTGATGACATGTTAGCAGCTCAGAACTCTTATGGTTCTGGTGGTACTTCTTACGGAGTATTTAGCAATAGCGAAGATATGGCATTAAATCTTGGTTTTTCTGGTTTCCGTAGAGGATCTTATGATTTTTACAAGTCTGATTGGAAATACTTGAATGATGTTGGAACACGTGGTGTTTATGGCGATACTAGTATTCGTGGAGTCATTATCCCAGCCGGTGTTTCAAGCGTATATGATGAGCAACTTGGTAGCAGCATGAAACGACCTTTCTTGCATGTTCGATATAGGGCTTCTCAAACTGATGATAGAAAAATGAAAACTTTTATAACAGGTTCTGTTGGCGGAAACGTAACTTCGGATCTTGATGCTATGGAGGTGCATTACCTATCTGAAAGATGTTTAGTAGTACAAGGAGCTAATAACTTCTGTTTATTAAACTAATAACAATTATTTTAAGATTACCCTTATCCATTGGATAGGGGTAATTTTTACATTTATTATATTATATTATATTATGAAAAAGACAACAAAAAAAGAAACTCAAGAAAGAGTTTTAAAAGACAGAGTTTTTATTTTAAAAAATAATTTATCACCATTAACATATACAATAAAAAGTAGAGGTGTTTATTATTTTGATAAAGAAAAAGGTTTTGAAAGAGAGTTAAAATACACTCAAAATCAAAGAACTCCATTTGCTGATGAATTTAAAGGTGACGCTAGATTAGAACATATAACATTTGAAGATGGTGTTTTAAGAGTTCCTAAGGAAAAACAAACATTGCAAAAGTTTATGGAGTTATCTCCTGATAATGGTAAAGTTTATGAAGAGTTTGACACGGTACAGATAGCTGTTGATGAATTACAAGACTTAGAATTAGAAGTAGAAGCTTTAACCGCGGCAAAAACTTTAGATATAGAAATAGCTGAAGCAGTTATGCGTGTAGAATTAGGTTCTGAGGTATCTAACATGACTTCTAAGGAACTTAAAAGAGATTTACTACTATTTGCTAAGAGTAATCCAAGTTTGTTCTTAGAATTAGTTTCTGACGATAATGTACAACTTAGAAATTTTGGTATAAAAGCTACTGAAGCCAATATACTTAAGTTATCTGATGATCAAAGAAACTTTACTTGGGCTAGTAATGGAAGAAAAGTTATGACTGTTCCGTTTGATGAGCACCCATATTCTGCATTAGCAGCTTTCTTCAAGACAGATGAGGGTATGGAAATATACTCTAATATTGAGAAACGATTAAAGGATTAAGTTCCATGTAGATGTTAAGCCATCGACTTGGTGGCTTAACTACTACAAAACAAATAATTATGGCAATAGATATTAATGATGTATATCAAAAAGTACAAGTAATAGCTAACAAAGAACAAAGAGGTTATGTTACACCTGTAGAGTTTAACTCATTAGCTAATCAAGTTCAGAATGATATTTTTGAACAATACTTCTATGATTTAAATCAAACTGATAGAAAGATAGAAACATATGAAGAGTACTCAAATGCTATAGATCTTATAAAGGAGAAGTTATCTCCTTTTCATTATTTTAAAGCATCACCTTCTGCGACTAGTAATAATACAGTAACTTTAGCAACTGGAACATATGAGTTAGGAGATGTATATTTTACATTAAGTGGTTTAGATTATTTAGTTCAACCTATTAGTAAAGAAGAACTTATAAACATAGAGTTATCACCATTAGCAAAGCCTGTTACTAAAAGGCCTGTATATGTTAGAAAGTCTGCTACACAGATAGATGTATTTCCATCAACTATAACTTCTGGTATAACACATAATTTTATTAAAAAACCTACAGCAGTAGTTTTAGGATATAATACGGCTACTGGTGCTTACGATTCAAGCACTTCAACAAACTTTGAACTTCATCCATCTGAAGAAGCCAATGTAGTAATAAAAATACTACAATTGATAGGTATTACTATAAAAGATCCAAGTTTGTATCAAATATCATCGCAGGAAGAAATAAAAGATTTACAACAAGAAAAAGCATAATAAATGGGATTATTAGGAACAACTACAGCAGAATCTTATTATAGTCAGTCTCAGTCATTTACTGGTGATGGATCAGCAAAAATATTCACTCTTACACAGTCAAGTTTTCCAACATTACCATCAGCAGAAACTAGTTTTGAAGTATTTATAAATGAAATTTTAATAAATCCAAATAATTATGACTATGGAGTTTCTGGTAGTAATCAGTTAAGGTTTACTAGTACAAGTGTAAATACAGATGTACAAGCAGCTGATGGTGCACCAAAAACTGGATTAATAGTATTAGTAAGAGAAATAGCTGAAACAGAGCAGTATGGTAATTATCAGTACGTAGATATTGAAGATATTATAAATAATTTTATAGTATCATATGTTGGTGAAGGTAAAATAATAAATAAAGTTAGAAAAGCAGATGTAGCTTTTCATGCTCAAAGAGCAATACAAGAGTTTAGTTATGACACTTTTAAATCCAATAAATCTCAAGAAATAGAAGTACCGCCATCATTAACTATGATATTACCTCAAGATTTTGTAAATCACGTTAAGCTATCATATAAAGATGATTCAGGAACTGAAAGAGTTATATATCCAATAAGATATACTAGTAATCCAACAGCACTATTACAAGATTCAAATTATAAGTATTTATTTGATTCAAGTGGTAATTTACAAACATCGTTTAATTCTAATACTTGGAACGATTTTAAACGACCTAACCAAGACTTAGCTGAATATCAACAACAAGAAAAATTAAGTGAAGTTGATATAAATGGTATGGGTGGTAGATATGGTTTAGAACCAGAAAGAAGTCAAAGTAATGGATCATACTTTATAGATTATAAAAGAGGTAATATATATTTTAGCTCTAATATGTTTGGTAAAATAATTACTTTAAAGTATATAAGTGATGGTTTAGGTACAGATGATGAAATGGTTGTACATAAATTTGCTGAAGAAGCAATGTATAAGTATTTAGCACATGCAGTTTTAGCTACTAAAATAAATGTACCTGAATATATTGTAAACAGATTCAAAAAAGAAAGGTTTGCAGCAACTAGAAACGCAAAAATAAGATTATCCAACCTCAAGTCAGAGGAGCTTGCTCAAGTAATGAGAGGTAAGTCAAAGCAAATTAAACACTAAAACATGCCGGAAATATCAAATAACTTTAGATTAGGTAGGATGGAGAAGGATCTAGACGACCGTTTAGTTCCTAATGGTGCATATAGAGATGCTTTAAATGTAGAAGTTGCTACATCTGAAGGATCTGATGTTGGTGCTTTGCAAAAAGTTTTAGGTAATACTAAAAAAGGTACAATAGGTTCAATGAGTAATCCTGTTTGTATTGGATCTGTTAGAGATACTGAAAACAATAAAATATATTGGTTTATAAATTCAGATTCAAGAGATGTTATAGCTGAATATAATGAGGCAGATGGCACTATAGCTCCAGTTTTAGTTGATAATGGTAGTAATTTAAAATTTAATGCTAGCAATATTATAACAGGTGTTAATATATTAGATGGTATTTTATATTTTACAGATAATTTAAATGAACCAAAAGAGGTTGATATTTCGTTTTGGAAAAATCAAACAGTAGATTTTTCAACACAATCAACAAACTTGTCAGAAGATAAAATAACAGTAATAAAAAAATCACCTTTAGAAGCACTTGAATATGATGTATTAACTAGTACTGTAGTAACAGGGTATGGTACTAGTGAACTTGATTCAATACCTATAAAAGCAAAAATAAGCGGTAGCAGTTCTTTAATATTGTCTAATTTAGCTATTGGAAGTACAATATCTAATATAACATTTGTTCAATTGGACGGAAGTAGTATACCAAGTCCAGCTACAAATTTAAAATATATAGCAAAAGATACTGTAAATAATATATCTGGTTCAAAAATTACATTAACTAATGAAAATGGATCTAATGCTGTAATTGAAATATTAACAAAAGACATAAGTTCTGATCCTTATGTTTTTACAGCTGAATTAATATATAAAGATGATGATCTAGATTTAGTTGAAGAGATTAATCAAGTAGGTCAAATGTCTTTTGCTGGTCAACAACCATTAGTTACTAACAATAGTATTATAGGAAACACTATAGATAATTTAGTTGTTTACGTAGTTAAACATGCACCCTCAGTTAGTTTAATATCAGCTCCTAGAGATTTTACTATAAGAGCAGATGGTGTTTATAATTTAAGTTTTGAATTAAAAGTTCATTCTATTTCTATAAATAACGGATCTAATAAGTTTTTTCAATTAGTTATATATAAAAATGACACAGAAATTTTAGAAAGATTAGGTAGTTTAAATCAATCAGCTGGAGTTTTTAGTATATCTAAAAGTAATGTAACACTATTAAATGGTGAAACAGTAGGTGTTGGTATTATTTTTACAACTGCATCAAACACTACTACAAATGCACCACTTGTTCAAGGTGATAGTTTAATAATAGCAACTACATCAGGAAATAGTTCAGACTTTGATTTTAGTATAGCTTTAGCTGATCAAACAGCAATAACAAGTGAATATAGTGCTGTTGCAGATCAAGTGATAGGCCATTTTGAAGAAAAGTTTGCAAGATTTTCATATAGATATAAATACAACAACAATCAATACTCTACATATGCTCCGTTTTCAGATATAGCTTTTATACCTGGTGTTTTTGAGTATGATACTAAAAATGGTTTTAATCTTGCAATGAGAAATACAGTAAGTAGTGTTAAGGTTAAAAATTTTAGAAAAAATATACCTCAAACTATAAAAGAAATAGATGTTTTATATAAAGATAGTGTAGATCAAAATGTTTATATAGTAGATACTATTAAAAAAGTTTCACAAACTTTTAATAATTCAACAGCAGATGCGGTAAATGGAAGCAATAAAGCATTTACTGTCACCACTTCTAGTTATTCTAATCCAATACCTTCTTCTGAAAATGAAATAATAGTAAAGATAAGGCCTGTAGGTGGAAGCTCTGCAGGTGCTAATGATGTTGTAATTGATAGAGACAGTTATTCTTACGCATTTACAGGCACACCTGGAAAAGTTCTTTTTAATTCAAATAATCCAAATTCTAATGTTCAAGAATCTACTGGAGCTCCTAAAACAGGAACAACAGTAATTGTTGAAGGTTTTCAAGAGTCTTTAGAAATTAAGGATGAAGAAATATATAAAGTAGTTGATTCTATGCAACTATTAAGACATTTTGATAGTATACCTAAAAAAGCTTTAGCTCAAGAAATAATAGGTAATAGGCTTGTATATGCTAATTATACTGAAAATTATGATTACAATTTAACACCAAGTTTTACTATTGCATTAGAACCAAAAACTAGTAGTGCGGCAAAAACAGATACTTTTAATCAAAAATTATCATTAAAGTCAAATAGAACATACCAGGTAGGTGTAGTTTTTATTGATGAATATGGTAGAAAAACTCCTGTTTTTACTGGTTCTAGTGGTCAATTTTTTATTGATCCAGATAATTCTGTTAATAAAAATTTTATAAAAGTTTCAACTTCAACTACAGCTCCAACTGGAATAACTCATTTCCAATATTATATAAAAGAACCTTCAAAAGAATATTATAATATTGCGTTAAGCAATTTTTATGATGATGATACAGGTTTTTTATATTTAATGTGTTCTTCTGCTGATATAAATAAAGTAAAAATTGAAGATTATATTTCATTAAAAAAGAAAAATGCTTTAAATGAAGGTTTTATAAATCCTAACAACAAATTTAAAGTAGTTGATATTATTAGTAAAACACCAGATTTTTTAGCAAAAACATTTAATGTAGATTTTTCTACTAACTATGTTATTTTTGGAGATAATTTTACTGCTTCAAGTGCTAATGCTAAAGCAACAAAATCACCTGGATTTACACCTGTAAAAGGATTTAATAAAGTTTTAATAAAAGATATTGATGTAGCTGCTGGCTCTGGTTTAAATATACCTGAAGTATATAGAACAACACACGTTGTTGTAGGTGCTAAAATTAGATTTATAAGTAATGGAAGTAGAAAAAAGAGTAAAGTTTATGAAATAGGTTCTGTTTCATTTCCAAACACTGGAGGTGGTTCACCTGTTTATATTGCTGACATACAATTTACAGAATCTTTTGGTAATGATATAGAATTTTTATATGATACAAGTTCTGATACTTCTCCAATAACCGGTGTTGGTATAGAATTTTTAACAGAAGTAGACGATAGAGGAAATCAAGCTTATGATAATAAATTTTTTATAAAAATAAAAAATGAAGTAGAAATATCTGATGCACTTAAATCTACAGTTTCTCAAGAAGATTTAAAAATTATTTCTAGTTCTATATTAAGAAGTCAATCAAATTATACTAATGCTGGTGGAACCTCATCTGCAGGTGCAAGAAGTTATATTTATAAAGATTTTGGTAATAAAACTATAACTATAACAACTGCTAAATCTTACACAGATAGTGATAGCTTTTATTATGCTGATGGTTTTGCTAATAACTTAAAAATTAATAATTATATTAGAATATCTGACAATAATTTTAGTAACAAAGGTGTTAATTTTTCTAAAGTATTTAAAATAACAAGCATAACAACTAGACCTGCGCATTCTGCTGGAACTTTTAAATCATGGAAACTAACTTTAGATCAAAGTTTACCATCAGCAATAACAGATACTAGTGGTGGAGGATTAGGTACAAGCAGCAGCACTAGTTTTCATAGATTTGATATAATGAATATTGATGATGATAACACAGGTAGTTTAAGTAATCCAGGTATAATAGAAGTAATACCTGATAATGGTTTATTAGACTTATATTACGAAGATAAAAATATATATCCTATATCAGAGTTAGGTAATACAAAAGACTTATCATACAGTAATTGTATTAGTTTTGGTAATGGCGTTGAATCTGATAGAATTAGAGATGATTTTAATGCTCCTACAATAGGTAAAGGAGTTAGACTTTCTACTGTATTTGAAGATTCCTACAATGAAGAAGTACAAACTAATAGATTTATATTTTCAGGCATATATAATGCTAATAGTAGTGTTAATAGATTAAATCAATTTATTATAGCTGACAAAATAACTAAAGATATAAATCCAGCTCATGGTTCTATACAGTTGATAAAAACTAGAGATACTGATTTGTTAGCACTATGTGAAGACAAATGCTTTAGAGTTCAAGCTAATAAAGATGCTTTATTTACAGCAGACGGTAATGCTAATGTTACTGCTAGTTCAAATGTATTAGGTCAAGTAATACCTTATGTTGGTGAATATGGTATATCTAAAAATCCAGAGTCTTTTGCGCAATATGGTTTTAGAGCATATTTTGCTGATAAAGCAAGAGGTGTTGTATTAAGATTATCAAGAGATGGTTTAAGTGAAATATCTTCATTAGGTATGTCTGATTTTTTCTCAGATAAACTAGCTAATGTTACTAGTAATTTATTTGGTAGTTATGATGATAGAAAAAATTCATATAATTTAAGTTTTACAAACCAAGCCAATAGTGATACTACTGAAACAATATCATTTAATGAAAGAGTTAATGGATGGACAAGTAGAAAATCTTTTGTTCCAGAAACTGGATTAAGTTTAAATAATCAATATTTTACTTTTAAAAATGGTGATATATACAAACATCATAGTAATTCTACTCATAGTCAGTTTTATGGAGTAGTTTTAGGTTCTGGTGTTACTAGATGTAGTGTTAAGTTTATAATGAATCAACCAATAGGTCAAGTTAAAAGATTTAAAACAATAAATTATTTAGGAGATCTTGGTTGGTTATTAGATACTATAACAACATCTGAAAGCATAGGTTTAATAGGATCTGATGGTTTTATAAAAAAAGAAGGAAAATTTTTTGCTACATTGACTGGTAGTAACTCTACAGCAGGAACATTAAATGCTGATGAATTACAAGTTGAAGGATTAGGTACACTTAGTTCTGTGAATGGTAGTATATTAACTTTTACTGGTGGTGTAAATAGTAATTTACAAGTAGGTGATAGTGTTTATTTTTTAGCTGATCCCGCAGTAGCCGCATATACTTCTTCTGGAACATGCACCGCAAAAACTGCAACAACAGTTACTGTTAGTGGAACTGCACCTGCACAAGGTAAGTTTGTACTATTTGACAAAGGTGGAGTTGCAAATCAATCAGGTTTATTAGGTTTCTTTGCAGAAGCTGAATTAAAACATACAACTGACACTGCTGCTGAATTATTTTCAGTAGGTTCAAGAATAGTTTAAATAAGACATTTAAAGTGTAATAATTATAATATAAATATATATAAATGGCAACAAAGTTAAATGCACAAGGTATTGGTGCTATAGGTTCTATAGCTGGAGGTTTAGCAGAATCTATAGGCGGCATGATAGGCCAAAGAAAAAGAAAGCGTGAACAAAGAGATGCTAGAGCGGCTTATGAGCAAAGATTAAAAGAATTTGAAAGCTTAGATACGTCTAATCTTTATGCTAATCTTGATAATCCATTTGAAAATGCAACTGTAAATACTCAAGCGGCTGAATTTGCGGCACAACAACAACAACAAGGTTTAGCTAGTACAATGCAAGCTATGAGTGGTGCTGCTGGTGGTAGTGGTATAGCAGCTTTAGCTCAGTCTATGGCTAATGTTCAAGGCCAACAAGCACAACAAGCTTCAGCTAGTATAGCTCAGCAAGAACAAGCAAACCAACAAAGAGCAATGGCTCAAGCAGCACAAAATCAACAGTTATCAGCTCAAGGTGCTACACAAGCTAGAGGATTAGAATATGAAAAAACATCTGCTTTAGCACAAGCTGACGCAGCTAGACAAGCAGTAGCGGATAAAGCGGTTAATGATGCACGACAAGCAATGATAGGAGGTATAGGTGATGTTGTAGGTGGGGTTGCTAATTTAGCTTTAGGTGGTATGGAAAAAACGTCATAAAAATAAAATCTATAAAATGAGAAGACGAAGAATACAAAATACAAGATTAAACTTAGGTCGAGATCCACTTGGAGCTGGAGTTGCATATAGTCAAAGTGGATTTAATAATTTAGGAGGTACTTTAAGCGAAAGAATACAAGAAGGTGCTACAACAACAGCTGCTTTTGTTCAACAAAGAAATAAAGAATTAAAGCTAGAAGAAGAAAAAGCTGGTTTAATGGTTGAAGGTTATATGGCTAATCTTGCTGAAGGTATAGATTTAACTGCAATACCAGATGAAGATAAAGGTATGATTACTGAATTTTCAATGAATCAAAAGCAAATATATGCAGATGCAGCTCAAGCAGCGGGTAGTATGAAACCTGGTAGTCCTGAAAAATTAGAGCAAATAGCTATAATGAAACAAGCTAATCAACGTCTTAGAAATGTAGAACAACAATATGATGCTTGGGGAGGTATGAGAGAGGATTATTTAAAAGATTTTCAAAGTAAAAACTTATCAATTGCTAATTCATCTGGTGATATGGTAAATGCTGCTAGCATATTTACAGGCGCACAACAAAGATCATTTGATGAAAATGGTAATATTATATTTACAGATGCCAATGGCAATACAACCAGTATGTCAGATATAAAACAGCCTTTTGAAAAAGCTTGGAAACAAGGTGATCAAATAAATGAAGCTATGATGGAATTATATGCCGGTGGCGAAAAATTAGACGATACAACTAGGCCTTATTTAAGAAATAAATTTTCAAGATTAATTGATAACGCTGGTGTTGAAGGCTTGCAATCATTGGCTTTTGATAAGCTAGTTGGTAACGAATCTTTTTTTAGTGAAGAAGAAAAAGAAATTTTAGACTCACTTAACACTAAAGATCCAGAGGCTTTAATTGAAGCTAAAAAACAGTTTAAAGAAAGATTACTTGATAGAATGATAGATGTTGCTGATCAACAAGCAATTAATGGTTTTAATAAAAAACAATCAGCTATTAGAGCACAAAGAGGACCTACGAATGAAGCTCAAAATTGGTTAACGTCCAATAAAGCATTTTTTAATCAATATAGACCAGGCACTGTAAATCCAATATCTGGAAAACAAGCTGGTAATCCTGACCAAATAGCAAGTAAATTAAATGAATATGTGTCAGATAAAGGATTTGGTGTTAGATATAATCCTAAAAATCAACAATATGTATTACTTAATTCAAAAGCTAAACAAGGTTATGGATCTGTTAGAGGAGAAAGTCAAGACGGTAGTTTAATAGGTTATGACTACAATGAGTTAAATCAAATGATGCAATATATAGATCAATTATAATATGCCAAATGGAAATAAACAAAAGTATTGGTGGGAAGATGAAGCTCAGCCTGAGACTTTAGTACAAGATCAACCTGAAACAACCCAACAAGCTCAACCACAAAAGCTTTGGTGGCAAACTGATGATGATATATTAAAGCCTACAGGAACAATAAATACCTCTAGTCCTGGTATTATAGAAACTAAAACTGAAGCTAAACCTGAAGAAGAACTTACTACAGCTCAGTCTATAAAAAACTCATTATATAATCTTGGTGAACAATTTGGAGATATTTTTGAGTTTTATGGATTAAAAGATAATGAAGATGGCACTGCTGGTGCAGGTGAATCATTTGATATAGCTTGGAACTCATTAAAGTCTGGTATATTAGGTCCATCTGAAGCAACATCAGAAGAAATATTATCATCTATAAAAGGTTATGACACTGAAAAGCAACAAACAAAACAAACTAAAGGTATATTAGAAAGTATTGAAAAAGGTGATATAGGTGGTGCTTTTGCAGGTGCTATAAATGCTATTACAAACGGTCTTGGTAGTGCAGCTTATGGTACCGCTACTTTTGGTGCAGGTTTTTTAGCTGATTATAGTGCTGAAAATTATATAGAATTTAACAAACTTAAAGCACAAAATTTAAACAAGAATTTTAATGATTTAGTTAAAGAAGGTGAGGCTGATGTAGCTATACCTTTAGGTATTGCTGCTGTGCAATCAGGTATGGAAGCTTTTGCTTTAGGTAAAATAATGAAAGTTGTAGGAGGTAAAGGCGGCATGAATCCATTAAGTGGTTTTGGTAAAGAATTAGCTACTAAAGCATTATATAATAAGTCTGCTAGAACTGCATTAAGTGTTATAGGTACAGGTTCTACAGAGTTTATAACAGAAATAGGTCAACATGCTGCTGAACAAGTTAATAAAGAACTTGGTAGAGTTGCAGGCACAGATGAAGAAGCTAAAATAAAAGATACAATAATAGAAGCTGTAACTAGTCAAGAAGGTTTAGAAGCTGGTATACAAGGTTTTATAGGTGGTGCTGGTATGGCAGGTGGTAGTTATTCTGCTAGAGCAGTATCTGCAGCTAGAAAAGTTGTTTCTCCTGGAGATATAGAAGCTGATATGCTAGAAGTAGCTAAACTTAATAATGAAATAAAAGAAGAACAATCAAAGGAAAATTTTGATGCAGCTGTATTAGAAGGTAAAAAAGAAACTTTAAAGCAACGCAAAATAGCTCTTTCTGATAAAAAGAAAAAAGGTAATGAAGCTTACCTTAAAATGGAGGATGATCAAATATTAGAGGTAGAAGATAAAGATCAGTTAGCCAATATTGCAGCTTACAAACTTACTGAATTAAATAAAAAGCTTGATTCTGGTCAAATAACTCAAGCAGAATATGATACAGCATCTGAAGGATTTACTGAAACATATAATAAAGCTAAGGCTAGAATAAATGAAATAATATATGAAGCTGACCAAGCTAAAGCAGAAGAAATAGCTACAGAAACTGGATTAAATGTTAAAAAATCAGCTACAGAGCAAGAATATGCTGATGATATAATTCAAGATCAATCAGCTAATAATGAAAATGATCCAAATAGTTTTAATAACGAAAAAGAACTTGATGATTTTCTAGAAAAAAAACCTAGAAAAAATGAAAGTAAAAAAGCTCAAGAAAAAAGAACTGCAGCTTTAAAATTAAAAGCTACAACAATAAAAGCAAAAAAGAGTGGTGGTTTATTTCGTGGACAAGGAAAAATATTTATAAATGAAAAGTTATCAAAAGCTAAAGGTGATGTAAGTGTTAATACGCATGAAGTTCTTCATCCAATATTAAATGCTTTAGTTGGTAATAAAGCAGAGCAAAGTAAAATAGTTAAACAACTTAAAAAAGCTGCTACTTGGAACCAAAGAAGATATGTTGCTCAACAGTTAAATGAAAGAAAAGTTAAAAAAGAAGAGCATGATACTGAGTGGATTAATATACTTTCTGATGGAATAGTTAAAGGAGAAGTTGGATTTGATAAAAATGTATTTGAAAAAATGGGTGATGCTTTCAAGTCTATATTTGGTGCTAAGCAAATAAGTACTGTAGGTTTTGAAGACGGTCAACAAGTTTATAACTTTATAAAAGAGTATACTAGTACATCACCAGATGGTGCAGCAAGCAAAATAGCTTTAAAAGCAATAAAAGATGCTGAGGCTAAAGCAAAAGTAAAGATTAAAGATGTTGGTGGTGTTGGTGGTTCTCAAGCTTCAAACTTAAATCAAATGTTTGAAGCAATGCATCCTGAAAAAGCAAAAGAAAATGTTGGTGAGTTTATGGATACAATGCTTGTTGATAAACAAACAGGTATTAAAACTGATAATATATCAAACACACCTTTTGCAGATCAAATAGGTGGTATGGTTGGATCCATAATAAATAGAACTTATAACAATGTTAAAGATCCTAATTCTTACACTAAAGATGATTATAAGCGTGACTTATTAAATGAAGCTATATTATTAGTAAAAAACGAATACAATCCTGAGCTTCAATCTTTAGATAAGTTTTTAAGTAATAGACTTAATCTTAGAGCAAACAATTTAATAGACAGGCTTGGAGAAAGAGGTGATATTAAAACTGAATCAATGACTAGACAAATGGCTGGTGCTGATGAAGGTACTCCAGCTCGTCAATTTGCTTCTGATGCACCTAGTGCTTTAGACTCTATGATAGAAGTTCAAGAAGAGTTAGAAAATCAAGAAACTTCTATAAGAAAAGATCTTGAAATAGAAGATGGTAGTAATATATATAACGAAGTTATAAGCTTAGTAAAAGAAGAAATATCAAATATAAAAGGTGTTATTAAACAAGCTGATATATCTGATATAAAAAACAAACTTGTAAAGAAGTTTGGTAAATCATTACAAAAAACAATAAAAAACAAAATAGGTACAGATGCAGCTCATAGGGCTTTTGTTAACACATACTCTATGATAATGTATAATAAATTCACCACTAAGCAATTAACTGCATTAGCTAGAGAGTTAGGTAATGATAACTATTTTACTTACAAACCTTTAGGTGATAAAAAATTATCTTATAGTCAAGCATTAGCAGCACAAAACATGGATCTTATAGAGGTAAAGAACTTGCGTTCAGGTCCTGTATTAAGATTAAAATATAATATTTCAGAAGATGCTAATAATGAAACTAGTATAACACCTGAGACTATAGCTGAAAGATTTAATGAATATTTCTTTCCACCAGCTGTTAATCCTGTTACTGGAGAGCGTAGTTCTAAAAAAGGCACTAGAAAAGATGCTATGGCTAGAAATATAGGAGCTGAAATGGCTTTTGATGCTGTCATGCAAGTTCTTACATCACCAGAGATAATACAATTTAGGGCTTCAAAACTTTCATCTGAATATGTAGAAAATACAGACATAGGTTTAGAAGAACTTGATGGTTTTAGTATTGATAATATAGTTAGTGAATCAATAAGTAAAGGTGAAACTAAAACAGAGCAAGAAGTAGCAGATCAAATAGCAAAAGAGCAATTACAAAATGAAGTTGCAATAGTATCAAAAGCTATATCAAGAGATCCTGGTTTTCAATTTAGTAATATTAAACAAATAGATATTACAAAAGAACTAAATGAAACAGAAAAAAATGTTGTTAAAGATAATACTCTTGCTGTAATAAAAGATCTTGTTAATCTTGTAGAAAAAAGTTTTTATAAGGACGGTAAACTAACATCTGATTTTAGTGAAATTAATTCAAGTTTTAAAGATGTAGTTGAAAAGATTTTTAATAAAATTAAAGAAAGAGTAACAAGTTACGTTCCAGAATCTAAGAGACAACTTGCTTCTAAAGTAATGTTCTTAAACATGGCTGCTAATATTCCAGCTTTAAAAGAATACACTAAAAAATTAAAAAGTGGTGCTTTAAAATTAGATCCTACTAAGTTTAATTTTAGAATTCTATTAGAAGGTGGTAAGTTAGAAATTGTTAGTAAAAATATAGAAAAAACACTTGATGAGGCTAATAAATTAATGCAAGTTATGCCTGTCGAGTTTAGAGATCTGTTAGTTAGTGTTCTTGGTGAATCTAAATATGCTCAAGCATTTGGTCAACATTTTAGAATGATTGACTCTGCAAAAGTTAAGCGTGGAACTAAAACAAAAGCTAGACCTGAAGGTGTTAAAGGAGTAGGTTTTGATGTTTTTGATAGTAAAAGAGATCTTAAATCAATCGAACAATTAAAAAAAGAAAATAAAGATAATCCAATTTATTTAGAGTTTTTAGAAAAATTAGAAAAGCTTATAGTATTAAAAGATTCATTTGATCCTATAGCAGGAGTAAAACCTAATGTAAAAATAGATGGTAAAACTAGACATATAGAAAAACTTTCTAAAAAAGATAGTGCTGGAAGAGTTAAGTATTTAAAAGATAAAAAATCTGATATAGATAAAATGAACAAAGCTAATCAATTAGCTTTTGAAGCTTCAGCCTTATTAATGAAACATGCACATGAAAAAGGCTTAATAAGTACACCATATTTATTAGGAGTTTTGTTTGGCCAAGCGAGTGCTGTTAGTGGATTTAGATCATTTTCTAAGTTACAAGGAGTTTCTTTAAGTGGTATATTTACAATGGGTGAGCATATTAATATAAATGCTAAAACCATGGTTGAATTACTAGATTTTATCGTTAGTCCTAATCCAGCTTTAGATTTAACAAAAATATCTAACAAACATACTCAAATGGCGTTATCTGTAGATGATGCAAAAAAAGTAAAAGGTAAAACTAGCCTAGATGGTATTGGAAGATTTTTAGAAGGAGG